TACATTATATAACAGTCCAGAGTCACAGTCGTCTATTGAAGACTTTGATATTTTTACTGGAGTGAAATCAGATGAACTTTCAGTTTTATCGATTCCAGGCTATTTGACATCTCCGCTCGAAGAACAATTTGATGCATTTTATAACGATCCAGACTACGTTAATTTTGCATATGAGACAGGACTCTACAACTGGGACTGGGGGACTGAGGGAAACGAAGAATCCTCAGGCCTGAAGCCTGGGGAATTTGCGACAATGTTTGTGATCGCTTACGCAGATTCTTGGATCGAAAGCCCTGGAATCATTCAAGGTGAAAGCGATGCAGGTATATTCTTCACGGTTGTCCCAGAGTTTTCGGTTATACCAGCACCTGGCGTTTTAACGTTGTTAGGTGTGTCAGTAATCGGTCGTGGTAGAAAACGATATACATAATGTATGGGATATACTGCTGAGAATAAAATATCAATACCAGATTATTATCAATCGTTAGATCTTAGACAACCTAAGACTGATAACTATCTCCTAAACACATCATTTAAATTTATGATGAGCAAGTCTCCCAAGACAGTGTACTTTTGTCAGAGAGCAAACATTCCTGAGTTTTCTCTCGAAGCGATAGAACAGCCCGTGAAGTATGGTGCAAGGGTATTCAAAGCAGGAGACAAATACACTTATGGTGATTTGAGCATTAGTTTTCTTGTGGATGAAAATTTAGAAAATTATTTAGAAATTCACGATTGGATACGAAGTTGTGCAAATCTAAAAGACACCACTGAGTTTGTAGGCAGAGAACAATTCACTACTGATGCCACTTTAATGGTATTGAATAGTTACTCTCAGCCTATAGTATCGTTTAATTTTAGGGATGTGATACCCACTAGTTTAGGTGCAGTAAATTTCGATTCAACCGTTTCAGAGGTCGAACCTATTGTCGTAGATGCGTCGTTCAAATTTACAGTATATGAAGTAGAAAGACTGTAAACGCTTGACACATACAGTCTTTCGGGTAAAATCTCCTAAAGGAGTTTTTATGACACTCGATGAATTGAAAAATCTCGTTCAGGAAGATCTTGTTATTGACAAGACAGAGTTGGATGTTGAGGCTTTGAAAACACCTCAACTTCATAACAAGTATTTGAACTTCCTTCTAGAAGAAAAACTCATGCTTACAAAATCCGAAAGCGATCTTCGTATTCTAAGAAAGATAAAATGGCTTTATTACACGGGTAAAATGAGCGTCGAGGAATTGGAGGATAGAGGTCTTGAGCCTTTTCCGTTGAATGTTCTCAAACAAGATATTGATAAATTTATTGACTCAGATGATGAGATTGTGAAACTCACAAATCGAGTAGAGTTTCAAAAAGAAAAAGTTGAGTATCTCAAAACCGTGGTAAAAACCATGTCAGATAGACAATGGTACATACGATCAGCGATTGACTGGATAAAATTCACGAATGGAAACTAACCTTATTACAATAAAACCATACGATAGTGTGTATGTAAAGGTAGAGTGTGAACGTTCAATTGCAAAAGAACTTTCTGAGTTTTTTACATTCAAGGTTCCTAATTATCAGTACACACCAGCCTATAAGAATAAAGTATGGGACGGTCAAATACGTCTATACAACGTACATACCCAGACATTCTATCGAGGGTTAATTAGTTATCTTGCAGATTTTGCGAACGAGAGAAACTACAATCTTAAAAATAACGTCGAGATGGTTTCGCATAGTATCTCAGACGACAGCCTTCGAAAATACATCACCGAACATCTGAAAGTTCCGTTTGAACCATACGATCATCAGGTGGAAGCAATTAAACATGCATTAGAAGAGCAGAGAACCCTTCTTGTCTCTCCTACGGGATCTGGTAAGTCTTTGATCATTTATACATTAATGCGTTATTATCTCGATCAATTACCACCAGATAAAAAGATATTAATCATTGTTCCAACAACGTCTCTCGTTTCTCAAATGATGAGTGACTTCAGTGATTATGCAGAGAACTCGGATTGGAACGTCGAGGATAACTGCCATTACATTATGTCAGGACAGGAAAAAACAACGGATAAAAAGATTGTAATCTCAACATGGCAAAGTATTCACAGAGAGAATGAAAAATTCTTCAGAGACTTTCACTGTGTTTTTGGTGATGAGTGTCATTTATTTAAGGCTAAGTCTCTTACTGGAATCATGACTAAATTGAAATCGTGTGACTATCGTGTAGGCACAACAGGAACCTTGGACGGAACACAGACACATAAACTTGTGATCGAGGGTCTATTTGGTTTGGTAAAAAAAGTTACGACTACCAAGAAACTAATGGATAAAGATCTTCTCTCTAGACTAAAAATTGATTGTCTTGTTTTGTCGTACGATAATGAATCAGTAAAGCAAACAAAAAAGGCAAAGTACATCGACGAAATTAAGTGGATTATTAATAACGAAAAGAGAAATGAGTTTATCGCAAATTTATCCTGCAAATTGAAGGGAAATACTTTGCTTCTTTTTAATTATGTCAAAGAACACGGTTTTCCTCTACATGATTTAGTAAAAGAGCATTGTCCAGATAAGGACATCTATTTTATTCATGGTGGAACTGATGTGAAACAACGTGAGGAGATCCGAAAGCATATTGATAACGTTAATCGGGACTCGGTATTGATTGCATCATATGGAACATGTTCAACTGGTATCAATATCAAAAACATCAATAATATTATTTTTGCTTCTCCGTCAAGATCTGTGATTCGTGTACTGCAATCTATTGGTAGAGGTCTTCGTAAATCAAATACAAAAGACAAAGTGAGGCTTTTTGATATTAGCGACGATCTTAGATATATGAAATATGTGAACCACACCTACCGTCATATGCAGGAGCGGACGAAGATATATAATAATGAGAGATTTGATCATACGCATCTGAAGTTGGAGGGGTAATATGGAAAACGAGTACCGCATTTTAAAACTGAAGAGTGGCGAACAGATCATCACTAAAATTACTGGACAACGAAAAGATAGCATTACTGTTGTTCGTCCCTATGAATTTGAAAGTATCTTAATGGCTGATCCTATGGGTCGTAAAAAAGAAGTCACGGTGCTGAAGGACTGGTTGAGACACAGTGATCAGATCAAAACAACCATACCAAAAGACTTCATCGCTAGTTTTTTAAATCCTGACATGAATGTGGTTTCCTTATATGAGGAATCTAAAGAACGTGATGATGTCATAAACAACCGTGACAAAATGTTCGAAAACATGACCGAAGAAGAGGCACAAAAAATGCTTGAGGGTAAAATTCAGTCATTGTTAGAGGCACTTAAGAATGGTTTTGACGAAGAGATGTCAGAAGACAACATGGAAAATATAGATCCTGTATCTGGAATGCCTAATAAGGGAAGTGAAAAGGAATTTGTTGTTATGAATATGATTCTCCCACCAAGCATCATTAAAGACTTTATCAAAGAAGGATTTTTGGATGAAGATGATATAATGAATATGCTCAGTGATAAGGATATGAAAGAGATCGAAGATCATTTACTTCGTAGTACATTCACAGATGAAGACACCAGTGATGAAACAGATAGAGATGATTATGGATCTCAGTGGACTGATTGGACTAATAATCCTCATGACTTACTAGATTCAGAGAATAATGATGAAGATTAATGTCCCCCTTTTCCCCTTGACAAGAATTAGTCTAGTGATATCATCTAGAACATGTCAAGAATAAAAAGGACAAAATTATGAGTAAAAAAAATCAGTACATCGACAATAAGGTTTTCTTTGAAGCGATGGTCGAGTGGAAAGAAAAAGTTAACGAAGCAGAATCTTCTGGTGAGTCTAGACCACCTGTTACAGAATATATCGGTAAGTGTTTTTTGGATATTGCTGAACACCTATCTTTTAAACCAAATTTCATGAATTACCCATTCAAAGATGAAATGATTGGTGATGGTATTGAAAACTGCTTGATGTATGCTCATAATTTTGACCCAGAAAAATCAAAGAATCCCTTTTCATATTTTACTCAGATTGTGTACTATGCTTTCTTACGAAGAATTGAAAGAGAAAAGAAACAAAACTACATAAAGTTTAAAACAATCCAAATGGAAGACTCAGAAGGATCTCTGAGAAAATACTACTCTGAAAATTATTTTGAAGATAAAAGTCTCGAACAGCATTTCAATTTAACAGACGCTGATATTGAGAGATTTACGCCTAAAAAGAAAAAGAAGAAAAAGGACGCAGATGAAAATAGCACTACTAAGTGACACGCATTGGGGAGCAAGGGGAGACTCCCAGTTATTTCTTGACTATTTTACTGAGTTTTTCAACGATACATTTTTCCCATACTTGGATGCAAACAACATCACCACAGTTCTTCACGCTGGTGATCTGATGGATCGTCGAAAGTTTGTAAACTTCAATGTTCTTAATCATGTCCGAGAGCATTTCATAAAGCCTCTGAAAGATCGTAATATCGATTTACACTGTATCTTAGGTAATCACGATGTGTATTATAGAAACACAAATCGTATCAATTCGATGCGTGAATTGTTCTATGAGGACTTTCATATATACGAGAATCCTAAAACACTGGAGTTTGACGGGTTACGAGTAGCCATGTTACCGTGGGTAAATAAAGAGAACGCAGAAGAATTTACAGACTACATCAAAACAGTAGATGCTCCGATATTAATTGGTCACTTAGAGTTAGATGGGTATGAGGTTTTAAGAGGCGTAAAGCATAAAGGCGGAATGTCCCCACAATTATTCAAGCGTTTTGAGAAAGTGTTGAGTGGTCACTTTCACTGCAAACAAAGTCGAGACAACATACACTATCTTGGAACCCACTACGAGATAACATTCTCGGATCATGGTGAACCAAAAGGCTTTCACGTTCTAGACACAGAGACACGAGAACTTGAATACATCGAAAATCCAAGTCGAATGTTCCACACACTAAAGTATGAAGATGATACAGCCTATGATGAATCTTTCTACTCTAGTTACGAAAACCGATACGTTAAGGTATTTGTATCAAGCAAGAAAGATCCAGTCAAGTTTGATAAGTTCTTAGAGGGGCTGTATAACGCCCAAGTCGCAAATCTCACAATTGTCGAGGAGGAGGATCTTGAACAAG